TTCGGCTTCCCTGTGCAGATTAACCGCACAGACTGCCGTTTTGGTTCTCTCTCGAGAACTATAATGGTGGTAGTTACCTACCTGGCCATTAGCTAGTATTGGATAAGCCTCTTTTCAAAGAGCTTGTTTATCCTAATACTAATTGGTTGGGGTGGAGACTAGGGTCGCTTGGGACAACATTGTGTCTTTGCTAATTGACATGATGGAGGTTATTCTGCCTTTCAGAATAACTTCTACCAAACCCTAGGACGTTTCAGTGCGCTTGGCTACCTGCCGTGCCCGAGAGGGAACAGCGGAGTAGCTTCGCGTTTTGATAGTTGATGTGTTCGCTATCTGTGACTGGAGTTGAATCTAGTGCAGGATTTATCCTTGCCATTAGCTAGAGACCACCATACGGATAGTTGATACACATTACGCCATCCTTACAGTCATGTAGGGGAGGATAAAGTTAAATTTGGAAGCTGGTGATACAGACCGGCAGAGTTTTACTCTGGCTCCGGAATGTAAGCATCTTCGACCTATTCATGATGTTTTTCCATAAATAGGAGCAAACCCTTTCTTTACCTCGACATACCGCTGACTATAAACGATTAAGCATCTTTAAATTCTATAGTTATGAAAGAAACAAAATTCTTTAATCTCTATAGTTCATTTAAAGATTCTATCAAAACAGGAGCTATGGTATCACTGGGTAACTCGATAGAGTTACCAGTGTTAACAAAGAGACTCGGTCACAGAATAATCTGTGCCGTTTTCCCTGAGTTAACAAAGCTTACTTCGCGTCTGGCTCAGCTTCATCTATTTACGCAGCACCTCTTACGGATGAATAAACATCACGGAGGGGTGTTTGTTGTAAAATATTTGAAAGCTTCGCAATTGGCGATTAGTAAGGCTATAGCAGGGGTTCCATTCAAGACTCTTCGTGAGCTTGAACCGGAACTCCAGTTACCTAGATTGACCTCTTCGGGCTTGCCGGGGTTTATTCCCTTGCGAGATAGAAGAGCAATTCTTACAGGCTCACCTTCGGTTATCCGTTGGTGAATGACCTTATATGGTATCTACCGTATATTGTCTGTACCTGGAAAATTGAAAATGTCTACGATAACTGACCTTTACAAAGGTTCTCCTATTTTCTTGAATATTGCTTCTACTAAACTTGAACTCTTGAGTTCCAGCTTTAAGAAGGGATATTCCTGAAAACAGGTGGACCCTCGTGGGGGTATGCTATGGCTTGAAAGTTCTTCACCTAATTTCGTGGTTTCGTGGCTAGGGCTCGTTCACGATCTTGATTGTATCAGATCAGCGAACTTGCTCGGACCCCTCTTTTCACTAATTGATGAATTTTGAGGACAGGACTCTCAGATGCGCGCAATGGCCGAGAAGATTCTCGCATTGTGTGATCTAAGAAGAATAGAATCAAAAGGAGTTAATAGTGGTGCACCTCTTAAAGACTTGGGCGATACTCAGTATTACCTAGGTCAGTGGGAGGGTTGCACACTGGATTTGATGCGCGAGGAAGTCCCAAAAGGACGAATCGGGCAGCTATCATTTAAAGAGGAAGCTGCAGGAAAAGTAAGAGTGTTTGCGATGGTGGATATATGGACTCAGTCCGTGTTGAAACCGTTGCATGACGCTATCTCAGATATCCTGAGATCATTACCTAATGATGGTACTTTTGACCAACAGGCAGCCGTGAAACGTTGCTTTGAGAAGTCAAAGAAGGCCGGATTTTCGTATGGTTACGATCTTTCTGCAGCAACTGATCGATTACCTATTTCTTTACAGATGTCTGTCGTTAAGGCCCTTTTTGGCCAGAATGTCGGTTCATCGTGAAGAGATTTGTTAATCGAAAGGGATTACTGATACTCTCGTAAGATTGCAAAGGGACAGTATGATACTGGTTCTGTTCGCTATGCCGTAGGACAACCTATGGGTGCGCTCAGTTCCTTTAACATGTTGGCTCTGACTCATCACTTGATAGTTCAGAGTTGTGCCTTCGATGCTAAACTCATTAAGAGAGGTATCTGATGGGACAATTATGAGTTACTAGGTGATGATATAGTGATCTTTGACCATTCAGTCTCTAAACTCTACTTAGAATTTATGTCTAAGTTGGGGATGGAGGTGAATGTGAAAAAGTCTGTTGTGGCTGTAAACAATACTTTCGAGTTTGCTAAGGTCACCGGACATAATGGTCGAGACGTATCAGCACTGTCATGAAAAATGTTCATAGCGAACAATTCTTTCATGGGTCGTGCTAATACCGCTTTCTTTCTCCTAAAGAAAGGTATTGGTCGTCCAGGTCAGAAGTGGCTATGGAATATCCTTAGACATAAGAAGTACACCGCAGGTCAGTTAAATACTGCCTTGTGTGCTGTGTTTTCTATGTTTGGAGGATCTGGAATGGTGTCGTTAAATACATTGTTACAGGCATTGATATCAATGTCTGGGCCATTGTCGAACGCTTTCATTCAGGTAACAGAGGCTTTACGTACGGATTATATACGTATGATAATGTCAGCTGTTCTAGCTGGAAACGAACCAAGTGTTGATAAGGGACCTCTAGTTACTAAATCTTGGGGTATAATGTGGCCCTTTTTAAAGGCACATAAACTCAAGGTAATTAGAGCGGGTTGAGAAAAATATTTCAAAGACTCGAAAACAACCGAATTGTACTTGTGTAAGTTAACAGACCGTATTTTACAGCTTGTAGCAGAT